TACGCAGGGATGTCGGCCAACAGTCGCGGAATGCGAATGATGTCGGCACCCATTGGGACGCGGTTGGCGAACTGCGGGAAAACCCCGCGTTCTTCGCGAAGTCGAATGAGCGTCTGGCTCATTTCTTCGGGAACAATGAACCCACCTTTGCTGTTGTCGGTCGAGGACATCAGGCCATTGACCTGAAGGCCGTTCGACTGGCAGAAACGTTGAGCGGCTTCACTGCCAAACATGCCTGCCAAGATTACCTGACCGGCGATGTAGGCGTTCTTTTCAGCGTCTCGACCCTGATAGGCTCGCAGCGGGCCGTGAGATTTGGCCTTTGCTGGAATCTTCATTGAGCCGAACCGCGAAACGTTGCGATCGGCAGACGAATCAACTCGACCAGATTCCTGGCGAGTTTCTTCGATGCGTTCCAGCGTGCGGCTTTCCATGCGAGTGTTGCGTTCTCGCTCGATGGACAGTGCCGTTTTCATTTGCTTGTTCAGCGTTGGAATCAGCTTCTCGCTGATTTCGCTGCAACGGACCGATTCTTCTTCTGACAGGTCTCGCTCTTCACGCTCAGAAACTGCGACAATCGCGTCCAGTTCTTCGCGAAGTTCCGCCATGTTTTCGCGGAGCTGACTTGATGACTTCATGTGTTGGTTCCTGCTAAGTGAGCAGGCCAACAACGAAAACAGCCGTGATGGCCTGCAAATGAAACTTGGTAGTTCCAAATTGACTGGCCGCACGGCTGAAGAATCTGGCGGATTTCAATCGGTTTGAATTGTGTGCGGATTTTCCGCGATGTGCAAAACCTAACGAACTCGCCTGAATTCGTCAAGAGATGTTTTTTTTCTTTCGTCCGGATCTGCCGTTCGCTGAATAATGATTTTGATGTCGTTCGACCGGGTAGGCATCATTAACGTCTCTTCAAGATGCTTAGACCTATCTGAAAGCGTTTTGAATTCTTCATCTGTCAACGTGATCACAAAACGCACAACTCACCCCCTGCCAAAACTCTTCCGCAAACCACTTCCACACACCGAGCATTGATAGCCGGGAGCAAACCACCATCTTGCGACAACCCACAGACCCCACGTCAAAAGCACCATGATCAAATCGCCGCCGCCCATGACTGTTGTGTGCCGCTCGTGCTTTGTGAAGGACGTGACTAATGACAACCGAAGTGAGCAGACCAACGGTAGTCACGGGGCCGACAGCGGAACCGATAACGCTAGCCGAAGCAAAGAGGCAACTGTTCCTAGCGGAGTCGGACACAAGCAGCGACAACGAACTCATCAGCAGAATTCAAGCCGCCCGTGAGCAGTGGGAGCACGACACTGACAGCTATTTGGTTCAGCAGACTCTGTCGGTGACGCTTGAACGGTTTTGCGGCCGCGAGATCGAATTGAACGGCAGGCCGATCCAGTCGATTACGCACGTCAAATACTATGACGAAAACGGCACTCTGCAAACGCTGTCGCCGAGCAAGTATTCATTCAATGCCGCTGAACGCGAGATTGAATTGAAATGGCAGGAGACTTGGCCAACGACCGAAATCCGTTGGGATGCTGTCACTGTTACGTACGTCGCTGGGCACTCCGCGTTGTCGTCAATCCCTGCGATTGCAAAACAGGCGATGTTGCTGCTGATCACTTATTATCAGTTTGGCAACCGCGGCGACAATGATCGGCCAAATGACAATCGAGCCTATGAGGCTCTTGTGCGTCGATACATGCGTGCGGGGTATCCATGAGAGGCTACCGACCGCAAAAATTCCATATCGGCGAAATGCGAAGCCGTATCACAGTCAAGACGGAAACGACTTCTCAGGATGCTGCCGGCCAGCCAGTTGTCACGCTTGCAACGTGGCTGGTTGATGAACCGGCGAAGTTTGAGCCGACTCGAGGTGGTGAAGGCGCACGCGGCCGGCAGGTTGAAGCAGGCATCGCTGCAATCTTTACCGTTCACTACCGATCAGGATACACTCCAGAAATGGCGGTTGTGTGCAATGGCCAGACTTACGGGATCGTTTACGTCAATCCAGTTGATGGAATGAATGCCTATCGAGAACTCCATTGTAAGGCGGTGGTGATCTAATGGCAGCATCAATCGGAATGCAACTGATCGACGGCAGCAAGTTGGTCAAACAGCTTGAAGCGTTGGCAATTCAGGTGCGTGAAAAGATTGGATCCGAAGCACTGCAAGCAGGAATGCGTCCGGTGCAGGCCTCTGTCACTGCCAACACGCCCGAAAGCGACATCACTGGTTCGCGGAAGAAACAATCGTCGAAAACACGGCAGAAGTGGTCTGGCTCGAAAAAGCTCAAAACCACGATCCGCTCTGTTGTCAGAACTCGCAAACGATCCGGGATCACTGCTGGAATGTTGGGGCTTGTTGGTCCGTCATATTCGGATGGAGGCGGACACGGGAACCTGTTTTCGAAGAATCATAAACGCAAAGTGCTTTGGGGACGTGACAGCGGAACGATTCGCGTTGTCAATCAGTTCATCAAGCGTTCTGCGGATGAATCACGAGGCGCAGCCATCGCGGCTGTGGTCTCATCCCTGAAATCTGGAATTGATCAGGCAGCGAGGGCCACCACAAATGGCTGATCTCGGAGAGGCAGTGCGAGGATATTTGATCGCGAATGCCGGGGTTCTCGCCCTGACATCGACGCGGATCTATCCCGACGTTCTGCCTCAAGGTTACTCAGTCGCGACGGGCGGAGCGTTGACGTACACGATTATCGACACGGTTCACGATCACCTGATTAACGGGTTGGCCGGGATCTCAAGAAGTCGAATTGAATTTGCGGCATTTGCCAAAACGCGAGCAGCGTCGAACGCAATTGCCGAAGCCGTGCGAGCTTCCGGGCTTGTCGGCACAACAGGATTGGTGGGTGGTGTGTGGTTTGAATCGGTGATGATTGCGGACGGTGTCCAGACGCTCGACGAGCGTCCTACGGACGGTTCTCAGGAGCATCGATACATTACTATTTTTGACTATCTTATCGCCTATCAGGAGAGCATTTAATGCCCACAGGTACACGCTTCAAAACTGGAAATTCTGCAACTATTACTCTTGCCGGTGCTTTGACGACTGGTGTCAGCACAGCATGGGTCGGAAATATCAAATCGATAAATCCTGGTGAATGGACGATCGGTGAACGTGCGGTTGATTTACTGCTTGACACGGGATTTCTCCGCGTCGATCCGCACGACTTGGCAATTCCAAACGAAGTCAGCGGCGTCAATCTGTACTCGGCTGCCGTTGGTGTGCCGACCGTCAATGGGAACGTCGCGCTGGCCACAATCACGCTTCCGCAGGCATCAACGGCGACGTCCGGAGTCACTCGCGGAAACATCGCTGGTAATGCGTTCTTCAGCCGCGTTTCGTTTCCGCAGCTCGTGAACAACGAAACGATGGAAAGCGAATTCACGCTCAAGATGACCGGCGAAAGTTTGGCATTCACAAAAGAGGCATAACGTGCAAATTGAACTCAATGACCACATTGGCACAGCGCCGAACGGAACGCCTGTTGATCACAATCAATGGGTTGTCATGTGCGACGGAACGCACGTCGGCTATCTGCAAAAGCACGATGGCGCGTGGTTGGCCTGCATTGTGTTCATGGATGAAGACACGAAGGCAGAGTTGATTGAAGCGGTCAGCGTGGCTGCAAAGCTGAAAGTTGGAGGGGCTGCAATCCCTCCGGATCCTGATTTGATGACCGATGACGAGGGTGAGGATGATGACGACACTGACACGAGCGACGTTGGGTAAACTTGCAAGTCGAGCAACAAAAGACATTGTGATTGAGGGCAACTCGGTCCGCATTCAGCGAGTCACACCGCTTGAATTCTCTCAGTATCAAATGTCTCTGGTTGAAAAGGACGGGAAGTGGAACGCCAACAACCTCGATTCCGCATTGATGCTCATGGTGGCAAGAATGTGGATCGATGGTGACGGCGAACGCATTTTCAAAGACAACGAACTGAAGGAACTCGGCTCGCTGGACCTCGTGTTCTACAAGAAATTGCAGGACGCTTGCCAACAGTTTGCCCACAACAGCGAGGCTGCGGCAACGCTGGGGGAGTCCGAAAAAACCACCGTCTCAGATTTGCCTGTCGAGTCTGTCTCGAGCTTGGAATAGACGATCCAGAAGCCTGGCTTGATTCGATTCCTGAAAGAGTGTTCGAGATTTGGTGGGCGTACTACCAGTGTGAGCCGTTTGGATCCCACTGGGAACAGACAGCATCGCTGGCGGCTGTGATCCATGCCAACAATGCAATGTTGGCGGCAACACGAGGCGTCAAAATGGAGCCGCTGAGTGTGGTTGATTTCGTGCCGAGTGATTCGATGAAATGGCACAAGCGGACGAAGTTGAAATCTGGCGGAATTAAGCATCCGAAAGCACATGCAGAGATTCTGAAAAAGGCATTCGGTTTCGCATGACGACGATTACAGCACTTAACGTCCGACTCGGAATGGACGTCTCAAATTTCAGCGAAGGCGCAAACCTCGCGAAAGCTGAGACGAACAAAGTCGCGTCGATCATGCGCCAGTCTGTGCCTCCTGCGGAGAAGTACAAGCAGGAACTCGATCTCG